CAAACATGATTTATGGTATGATGCTGCAGCATTTAAACCAACAATAAAAGAACAAAAAATAAATAATACAACTATTCTTTATAATGCACTTAAAAGTGAAAGTAAAATATGAAAATTATATTCTGTCTGCCGGGGGCCTCTTACTCTGGCAGGTTTTTGCAATGTTGGACTAATCTCCTCGGCGAACTCCCCAAACACAAAATTTCTTTCGGACTCTCTCAAGATTATCTCTGCAATATCTACCATGCACGAACAAAAGTGCTTGGTGCATCCATTGAGAGAGGTGTAGACCAGAAACCGTTTGACGGCAAAGTGGACTACGATTACATCATGTGGATTGACTCTGACATGGTGTTCAAACCAGAAGATTTCTTCAAACTCCTAGAACACGACAAAGACATCGTATCTGGCATGTACAAAATGTCAGATGGTGTAAATTATGCAACCGTTGAAACGATGGATGAGAAGTTCTTTGAAGAATGGATGCACTACCAATTCATGCAAGATAAAGACATCGAAAACAAGAAAGAAACCCTCTTTAAGGCCGATTACACAGGTATGGGTTGGATGCTGGTTCGCAAAGGAGTCATCGAAAAGATGAAATACCCCTATTTTTATCCCCGAAAACAGGTGTGGAAACAGTATGGTTGGGAAGAGTTTGTGTGGGATGATGTAGAATTTTGCATGAGAACGAGAGAACTTGGACACGATATTTGGATTGACCCCAAAATCCGAATCGGACACGAAAAAGTCAAGATTCTGTAATACCTCCAAAAACTTACATAGAATAAATATATGTATGAAATCTATAAATATTCATAACCCTCTATGGAAGTTCAATGGCACTTACAATCAAGAAAAAAGTTCAAAATTATATAATTGATCAAGGCACTACCTTTGAGAAAACGATAGGTGCAGAAAGTTCGGCTTCTGTGGCTGTAACAATATCTTCTGGTACGGTTGCAGGCGCAATGGTCAAGAATTTCTCTTATGCACCTATCCTCAAATTAGAAGATTCTATTGGTGGAGGTTTATCACTTGACAGTACAGATGGGAGCGGCCTTGATCGAGGGGATAATATTACAATCGAACCCCAATCATTTACAACTTCTCTTACTGGTGCAAACTGTACCTTTTCGTTGACTGCAACTCAAACAGCAGAACTTGTAGAGGGAAAATACTACTATAGTCTTACATATACACAGAGTGGTGGTGTAATTAAAGAACGACTTGCAGAAGGACTCATTACAGTCGAAGCATCTGCTTAAATTAATAACGGATAAATGAAACTATGTCATCAACACAACCAGCATCAACTACAGAATTGAAAGAATATTGTCTGAGAAAACTCGGCAAACCAGTAATTGATATCAATCTTGCAGATGAACAGATGAATGATATGATTGATGAATCAATCCAAATGTTTCAAGAGTATCATTTTGATGGAACTGAAATACATTATTTACCAGAACAAGTGACTGCAAGTACATTGACTTTTGCAAGCGCATCTACTGGAACATTTCAGACAGAAGAAACAATCACGGGCGGAACATCAAATGCAACTGCAAAAACACATGAAGTAACAAGTACTACCGTTTTGAAATTTAAAGAACACAAAGATGGAAATGGACTTCGTGCCGCAAATACTTCTGGTGCTACATTTGTTGCAGGAGAAACAGTTACAGGATCAACCTCTTCTGCAACTGGAACAGTTCATGCAACACAAGCAACAGCCGTTGTATTTGGAAATGCAGATACACGATATTTAACAATTGATGATACAATTATTGGAATACAAGATGTTTTACCAATCAGTCGGGCACTTTCTTCAAACGATATGTTTTCGGTTGAATATCAGTTTAATCTAAATGAACTTCCAAGTGTTCTTCAAGGTGCTGGTGGATTAGCCTATTTTGCAGCCACCAAACAGAATCTTTCTCTTTTGAATCAAATGTTTTCAAGTGGAACATCACGACAAATGAGATTCAATCGCATGACAGATAAACTTCATCTGGATATGGATTGGGATAATGCAGTAGATATTGATGATTGGATTATAGTCCAATGTTTCAAAAAAATTGATGGTGCAACTTATACAGAAATATATAATGATATCTTCCTGAAAAAATATACGACTTCATTATTTAAGAAACAATGGGGCCAGAATTTAATCAAGTTTGAAGGAATGCAGTTGCCAGGTGGTGCAACCTTGAACGGAAGACAAATTTATGATGATGGAAACACAGAACTAGAACGACTTGACGAGGAATTGCAACTGAAATATCAGTCGCCTGACAACTTTTATGTAGGATAATCGAATGGCTACAAATTCATACTTTCGTACATTTGATGCGGAAAATGACCAAGAACTTTTACATTCGATTGTCACCGAATCAATTAAAGTAGTTGGTTATGATGTAAATTACATTCCTAGAACACTTGTCAACGAAGATACTATTTTGGGCGAGGATTCTATTTCCGAATATAAAGATGCATATTCGGTAGAAATGTTCATTAAGTCCGTTGATGGATTTGAAGGTGAGGGGGATCTTGTTTCTAAATTTGGTCTGGAAGTTCGTGATCAAATCATATTTTCACTTGCAAGACGAGCATGGGAAGGTTTGGATATAGGGACTCGGCCGAAAGAAGGCGATCTTATCTATTTTGGGTTGACAAGCAAACTCTTCCAAATTATGTTTGTTGAACATGAACTACCTTTTTATCAAGCTGGCGCACTTCCAACATTTGATCTGACTTGTGAACTCTTTACTTATTCTGAAGAAGCACTTGATACTGGAATAGATACAATTGATGATATTGAACGAAAACAATCTTTTGTTCGTACATTTGAACTGTCTGGTATTTCTGGAACATTTACTGTAGGAGAAACAGTTACAGGTGGAACTTCTGCCATTACAGGTGAAGTTGCAAGGTGGGATTCTGCAACCAGTTATCTTTATCTTATCAATATGACAGGAACGTTTACAGTAAGTGAAATTTTGACAGGTGCAACAAGTTTGGCTACTGGAACTTATGCAACTAAGATTACAACGGATGAAACTGCTGAGACATTACAGACAATAGATGATTCTACATCGGATCAAGCATCCAGTAATAAACAGTTTGAGATTGATGCAGATTCCGTCTTTGACTTTTCTGAATCGAATCCATTTGGAGAAAATCCGTAATGTTTGGAACATATTTTTATCACCAGACCTCAAGAAAGATGGTGGTTGCGTTTGGTTCGTTATTTAATAACATTGAAGTCCGTAGAACTGATAGTAGTGATGCAGTAACCGAAATTATCAAGATTCCTCTTTCTTATGGGCCCAAAGACAAAATGTTGATTAGGATCAGTCAAGATCCAAATTTGAATCCAAAAGTGGCACTTACTGTTCCACGAATGGGATTTGAGTTGACTTCAATGACTTATGACGGTGCGAGAAAACTCAACACTATGGGTCGAAATGTTAAAAAGGGAACTACTGGACTCAAGAAACAATTTAATCCAGTACCATATAATTGGGATTTTTCTCTTTATGTGTTTGTGAAAAATGCAGAAGATGGAACACAAATCCTAGAACAGATCCTTCCATTTTTTACACCAGATTTCACAGTAACAATGACTTTGATTTCTGGTATGACTGTTAAAATGGATATTCCTCTGGTATTGAACTCTGTTACAAGTGAAGACAGTTATGAAGGAGATTTTGCATCTAGGCGGTCTATTATTTGGACACTTTCTTTTTTGATGAAAGGGTTTTTATATCCATCTGTCACAGATAATGCAAAAATTATTACTTCTTCAGTTGTAGATACACACCTTATGTCTGCCGCTACCGCTGCAGATCCGATATATATTGTTGCAGAGGACAGTACACCATACGCACAAAATTATATGATTTTAGATAAACATGAAATAGATGATGCAACACGAATACGAATGTTGTCGGAAGTATCAGAAGATGCCTCTTCTGCTGGACAAACAGTTAGTAGAACAACTGTTGAACCAACATCTACTGGCGCTTTAACAGATGAAGATTTTGGATTTAGTGAAACCTTTGAGTTCTTTCCACAAGGAAAAACATACGATCCAGTAGCAGAAACAGATAGTTAATGAAAAATGTTGAAAAAGTAGTCGAGAACAGGATTGAAAAACATCTTGATCTCGTTGAACATAATAAAACGTATTATACAGAAGCTGAAATTCTTCCTGCTGTTACTACTACAAGTGAGGAAGAAAAAGATACAGATTTTCGGTATGCTCGTGAAAATATGTATCATATTATAGAACGTGGTAGAGATGCCATGGATGAACTTTTGGAGATTGCGAAAGCAGAAGAATCACCAAGAGCGTTTGAAGTGTTTGGTCAATTACTAAAAAACATGACCGATACACAAGAAAAATTAATGGAACTTCATCGCAAGAAACAAATCATAGAAAACGATGGAGAACGACAGGAGGTCACTAAAGCACAAAACGTGACTAATGCATTGTTTGTTGGTAGTACCGCCGAACTTTTGAAATTAGTTAAGAAAGAGATAAAATAAAATGCTTGATATATTGATTGGTTAAAAGTAAATAATTCTGGTGTATTTCCACGAGAATCAGAGGTAGTATCGTTATATATATCACTAGGTTCATTAAATGCAAACTCAATGGAAT